TTTCAACACCCCCGGCGGCCAAGTAGCGTACTCAGGTACAGCCTACTCTGGTTCGTTCATTCCAGCCCTCTGGTCTGGTAAGTTGGCCCAGAAGTTCTACGCAGCCACCGTGTTCGGCGAAATCGCTAACACCGACTGGCAAGGCGACATCACTGGTATGGGTGACACCGTCATCATCAACACCATCCCTTCCATCACGATCAACAGCTACAGCGTTGGCCAAAACTTGGCTTACGAAGTTCCAGCTCCTTCGACCATCACTTTGGTCATCAACAAGGGTAAGTACTTCGGCGTGAACGTGAACAACGTGTTGGAATTGCAAGCCAAGCCAAAGTTGATGGACATGTTCACCAACGACGCCGCTATGCAAATGAAGATCAACATCGACAAAGACGTCATGTACACGAACTTCAACCAAGGCGACGCAGCTAACCAAGGCGCTACCGCTGGTGCGATCTCTGGTGGCTACAACCTCGGTACCGATTTGGCTGCCGTGACTTTGACTGCTTCTAACATCTTGTCTAGCATCACTGCTTTGTCAAGCGTGTTGGACGAAGCCAACGTGCCCGAGACAGACCGCTGGCTCATCATCACCCCAACAGAGCGTCAAATCTTGATGCAATCGAACTTGGCTCAAGCCCAGTTCATGGGTGACGCATCCAGCGTGTTGCGCAACGGCAAGATCGGCATGATCGACCGCTTCACTGTGTACGTGTCGAACTTGGTTCCACGCGGCGCAGCTGGCAAGACTTGGATGAACCCCAACACTGGTACTGACGCTACATTGACATCTGCTGTCAAGCGCCACGCCATCATGGCCGGTCACAAGTCTGCGATCACTTTCGCTTCGCAAATCGCTAAGGTCGAGAGCTTGCAGAACCCTAACGACTTCGGTACCTTGGTGCGCGGCTTGAACGTGTACGGTACTCAAGTGGCCCAGCCAAAAGGCTTGGCACTGTTGGTCGCCGCAGGTTAATCGCTTCCCCAAGCGTCGTAGGGGCTTCGGCCCCTACTTTTTAACCTTTAGGAGAACGACATGGCAGTAATTGACGATCTGATCGCCAGTGGTTTATCACTTCCCCAAGCGCAAGCTGTAGTCGCCGAAGACTCCACCGCCAATATTGACGGTTTGGTTTCCGCAGGTTTCACCTACACTCAAGCTCTAGGCATTACTGGCCTTGACGCAGGCACCGCTACGGCGAGCAACTTAGTTGTTCAAGGTTTGTGGGCAGGCACTCAAGTTCCAGCGATTGAAGCCACTTTGGCAGTAACACCGTAAGGCAAAAATGGGCACGGTAACAGCAAAAACCATCATTGATAAAGCTGCGATTCAGCTGATCGACTTGGCCAACATCCGTTGGACTCGAGCCGAGTTGCTGTCATGGCTCAACGACGGGATGCGCCAAATCGTCCTCATCCAGCCTAGCGCTACTTCTACTACCGCCGCTGTGAAGCTGGCTGCTGGCACTCGCCAGACACTGCCTTCCGGTGGTTGGTTGTTACTTCAAATGTACCGCAACATGGGTACGAGCGGCTCCACACCGGGTCGTGCTATCCGTTTGGTTTCCCGTGAGCTGTTGGATAACTTCAATCCTGATTGGCACACTGCCGCAGCTGCCGCAGAAGTACGCAACTACATCTACGACACACAAGACCAGACTGCGTTCTACGTCTACCCGCCCAATACGGGCACCCAATACATTGAGATGAACTACTCCGCTCAGCCCACTGATCTGGCTGATGAGAACAATGTCATCCCAATTTTCGATATTTACCAGTCTGCATTGACAGACTACATCTTGTACCGCGCTTGTAGCAAAGACGCTGAGTACGCCCCCGGCCTACAACTGGCTCAAGGCTACATGGCGACGTTTGTTGCTGCTGTGCAAGGTAAGGCTGGCACTGAGGCCATGAATGACCCAGTGCAGTCGCTAAATCCACGTAACACTTCCGTACCCGGGTCACAATCATGAGCGAAGTTTCCTACGAAGTCTTCTTGCCCGAGGTCATGCCATACGTCCGCGACGTGCCTGAGATCGTGGCTGTTCAAGCTATCCGCAACGCGTGCATCGAGTTCTGCGAAGAAACTCATTACTTCCAAGAGAACCTTGACCCAATTACGGGGCAGAAGAATGTAGGCCTCTATGAGCTCGACGCTAATGACTCCAACTACAAAGTAGTGGAGATCATGCAGGCGTACTACGGTGACCAGCTCCTGATTCCTAAGGCTCAGGAAGAGCTGAACCAGATTTACCGCACTTCCAACTGGGAAGACTTATCTGGTAACCCGTACTATTACTTCCGCACCCGCTCAAACGAAATGCGCTTGGTCACGAAGCCAATCCTCACTGAGCAGAACAAACTGAAGGTGAAGGCGGCTGTAGCCCCCCGCAGGTCCTCCACAACCGTCCAAGATGAGTTGTACGAGCGTTTCCTAGAGCAGATAGCCATCGGCGCTCGCGCACGCTTGTATAACACTCCTGACCAGCCATACTACGACCCGAACGCTGCTGGTATCTACACCAAGCGGTTCAACGACATCATGGCTGAAGTTCGCACCCGTGTGTACAAAGGCTTGACCCGTGCATCTGCACGAATTGAATTCCAGAGGTTCGCATGAGTGACAAGATCAAATTGGTTCAAGGTGACACCCGCCCCGCGTTGGTGTGCAACCTGACTGACGACACTACCGGACTTGCAGTGAACATCACTGGGGCTACGGTCGTGCTGAAATTCCGCGCTACTGGTGCTACAGAGTTGCAAGCTACGGTGCCCGGCACTGTGACTGACGGCGCAAATGGCCAAGTGACGTTCTACCCAGCTTCTGCCCCTGCGATGCTTCAAGGCGCTGCTGGCGATTATGAAGGCGAGATCGAAGTCACCTTCTCTGATACTCAGATTCAGACCGTGTATGACGTGCTGAAGTTCCGACTCCGCGAGGACTTCTAATGGCTGATCGGTCGCTACGTGCCAGTGTCACGCTAGTTGATCTTCGGGCTGCTACTACTCGTGTGGTTCCAGTCGCTGAGGTCGATTACGTGCTTTTGGCCGTCTCGGCTTCCATGGACACCTCAGGCCGCTATCGGTACATGACCGACGCGTTTACTGTAGTAGATGGGATGAGCTTCTCGCTCTCTAAGTCGTTCTCGGACGCCTTCAGCATAGTAGACTCGGCCCCCACTTTTGAGGTGGGGAAGGTACTTGCGGATTCGGTCTCGTTCACTGACCTGTTTAGCGCCATTCTGGTCCTTTTGCGAGACTTCGCTGACACTCAAGAGTTTTCTGACGCTAGCAGCTGGGCGGTGAGTAAGCCGCTGACAGATGTAGTCAGCTTTCTGGACACTAATTCTTTTGCCCTGACCCGCACGTTCACTGATGGCTTTGCCATGAACGACTCATTCGATCTGGGCGATGGGGCTAAATATTCGTTCACAAAATCTATCAACAACGTCGTCTTCCTAGATGACCAGATTTCGCAGATAATCACTAAGCCCGTGGCTGACTCAGTCACTATGCTTGATAGTGGCGTAGGAAGCATGCAAGACTACTGCGACATCACCTATTTTGCTGGCGACTATGTCGGCATTGGTTTCACGTTTTAAGGAGTAGGAAATGAACCTGCAAGAGTCCGTTAAATTCACAGGCGACGTTAGCGTCGTCGTCTACAACCCAGCTACAGGCGAGGTCAAAGACCGCCGCGAGATTAAGAACCTCGTGGTCACCGCAGGCAAGCAATACATTGCCTCTCGCATGGTTGGCACCGCAGCTAACGTGATGAGCCACATGGCCCTTGGCGCTGGCACTACAGCAGCAGCTGCTGGCGATACCGCACTCGGTTCTGAGCTGGGACGTGTAGCACTGACTACTGGCACTGCCACTGGTGCTGTTGTTACTTACACGGCTACATTTGGCGCTGGTACAGCTACTGGTGCTGTCACCGAAGCCGGTGTGTTGAACGCCTCTAGCTCAGGCACTTTGTTGTGCCGCACAGTGTTCTCTGTGGTGAACAAAGGCGCTGACGACGCAATGGCCATCACTTGGGCGATCACCGCTAGCTAAGGAGTTAGCAGATGTCAACCATCGTCACCCGCGCTGGCAAGGGGTCTCCGCTGACCAACGCGGAGGTCGATGCCAACTTCATTAACCTCAATACGGACAAAATTGAGGCTAGTGATTCTCGTACCTTAACAAACAAGGTGCTGGATTCCATTACCAACACTGTTGGTGCTGACCACATCCACTTCAAGATCAAAGCTACTGAGGCTATTACAAAGGGCAACGTCCTTAAAGTGGTAGGGTATAACTCAGGCGAAGATGCTATTGAAGTGGCCAAGGTCTCTTCCTCTGCTGACATTGCTGTTGGTCTGGCTCACGAGAACCTGAGCTCTGGTAGTTTTGGAGCCCTCATCAACACTGGCTTACTCGAAGGCATTGACACGTCAGCGTTCACCGTCGGCACAGTTTTGTACCCCAACACTTCTGGCGGCCTGACATCGACTAAGCCAACATCCGGCACATATCAAGCGATTGCTTTTGTTCTACGTTCGCATGCTGTGAATGGAACTGTGCTGATTGAGGCGACAGAGCCGAACACTATTTGGTTGCCTTCGCAGACAGGCAACAGCGGTAAGTTCCTGACCACTAACGGCACGACCGCATCATGGGCAACCATGACTGCACCGAACAACGGAACATTGACTCTAGCAGTCTCTGGTACGGGCCTGTCTGGCTCTGCGTCATTCACTGCTGACCAAGCTGGTAACAGTACGTTCACTGTTGCTTCAAACGCAACCAACGCAAACACGGCTAGTACTATCGTAGCTCGTGACGCTTCAGGCAACTTCTCCGCTGGGACCATCTCCGCAGCGTTGTCAGGTAATGCTTCCACTGCAACGACTCTTGCGACTGCCCGTAGCATTAATGGTGTGAGTTTTAACGGCTCCGCCGACATCACTGTTGCAGACTCGACCAAGCTGCCATTATCTGGTGGCACGATGACTGGGACGATCACCAACTCAGCAACCTCGCTGATTATTGGTACAGCTGGCGGGGCGACACGTGGATACTTGTACAACGACACGTCCGGTATTGGCTTCTTGACCAATGCTGGGAGCTGGGCGGCGCGGCTTGACATAGGCACCAGTAACTGGTACGTGTGGGGCAACGTAACTGCATATTCTGACGAAAGAGTTAAAAAGAATTGGCGCGAGTATCCATCCAACTTTGTAGAGCAGCTTGCAGAAATCAAACACGGCACATATGACCGTACAGATATTGAGCTAACTCAAGACGGCGTTTCTGCGCAGTCATTAGCAAAGCTGCTACCCTACTCGGCCCCACTCAACTCTGACGATAATTACACTGTGAACTACGGTGGCGCAGCCCTTGTATCCGCAGTGCAGTTGGCCAAGCGCGTTGTTGAACAAGCCGAACGTATTGCACGACTTGAAGCCACTGTGGCAAAATTGGTCGACTAAGGAAAACACATGCCAGTTCTTTTTTCCAACAACGCCTCGGCCACGCTAGCATCGTCAATTACGTCGACAGCGACAGTCATTACGGTATCTACTGGTCTTGGTGCTCTGTTCCCTGCCCTGCCTTCCGGCTCGTATTGCTACGGCACTTTGACTGACTCAAGTAACAACTTAGAGATTGTTAAGGTTACTGCGCGTGCGGCAGACAACTTAACTGTTGTTCGCGGACAAGAGGGCACAACTCCTCGTTCTTACGCTGCTGGTGATTTGCTTGAACTCCGCGTCACTGCCGCAGGTTTGAGCAACAATGTGCAGCTCGATGGGGCTCAAACAATCACTGGGGTCAAAACCTTTTCGTCCGGAATTATTTCTACTGTTACAGGTAACGTCACTGGTAATCTGACTGGTAACGTCACTGGTAATCTGACAGGTAACGTCACAGGCAACTTGACCGGCGCTGTAACTGGAAACGCAACTACAGCAACAAGCTCTACTCAAATCACTAACAGTGGCGGATGGAGCGTTACGCCATCGGGAGGGGCGCTGTACTTCAACTACAACGGTACTAACGTGGCTTCGCTTAATTACGTGGGGGACTTGACCGTCCTTGGCAACGTAACGGCCTACGGCACACCATAAGGAGGTAAGCAGTGGCATTACCATCATCCGGGGCTATCTCATTTAGCCAGATCAACACAGAACTCGGGGTTTCTGCAACGGCAACCCGGAGCCTTAATGACTCAACTACCCGAACTTTGTTCGGTGTCCCAAGTGGCCAGATTTCGATGAGTCAGGGTTACGGTAAATCCAATCAGTTCTCGTTTACTATTGCGTCTAACCAGACCAATGCGAACTTGCGCACGTTGGCAGTCAACGCTGGCTGGAATCAGTCGTCAAAAGTTGTAGCAACGATCAACTCTGGCGTGACTATTTACTCTACCAGTACAGGTACACCAGCCCTAACGATTAATGGCAGTTTCCCCGGCGGAGTTCAACTTACTAACAACGGCGTCATCCTAGGCCGTGGTGGTAATGGCGGTACTGGTGCAGGTCAAATTCCAGAGTACGGAAACGCAACGGCGGGCGCTGCTGGGGGTTTAGCCCTAAGTGTTTCTGTCGCCGTTAGCATAAATAACGCTAACCGAATTGCTGGCGGCGGAGGCGGCGGAGGCGGCGGCGGTAGAAGCAGTGTTTTTGTAGCGAAACAAGGTACTTATTATGCTGCTGGAGGCGGAGGCGGTGGAGGCATTGGCAATGGCAGCGGAGGTAGCGGGGGAACAGGCTCCCCAGCAGGCGGCACTGGAGGTTCTGGGACTTTAACATCCGCTGGTTCTGGGGGTGCTGGCGCTAATAACAGTCCTGCTATTGGCGGTACTGGCGGCGCTGGAGGTAGCTATGGGGCGGCTGGTGCCGCATCAACTGGCGGTTCTGGAGCTGCTGGTGGCTGCATAACAGGCAACGGCAATATCACATGGATTGCAACAGGAACACGTAACGGAGGAATTTCATAATGGACTATCAGATTATTCGCGCAACGCCCGAAATCGGGCAAATTGAAGTGTTGTACAAAGAAGGCGAAAAGCCTATGGGCGTTTACGCTATCGACGTTCCTGTGGTGAATGGCGCGTTCTTGACTGGCGATGCGCTCCATGAGGAGATCATGCACCGCGCCCCAACATGGGCGACGCAACGTGAGCAGGAAGTAGCTGCGGCTACCGGGTTCGATCAGGTCGCCGTGCTTGTTCAAGAGCTGCCGGTAGAAACACCAGACCCAGACGCGGCGGCAAATGCCGTCATGTGGGAGCAAGTCCAGTTTGAGAAGAAGGTCGCCAAAGCTCTCGTCAAGTTCGGCGTGCTGGCTACGGACCCAACTGAGATTGGTACTACGCAGTTATGAGTTATCCAGAAACAACAATGAGCTGTGTCTCGAACCTTTGGGTTCGCATGATGCACTTTGTTAAAGCTGGGGACCGCAACGAGGGGCACGTACATAATTTCGACCACATCACCTTGCTGTCTAAAGGCAGTGTCGAGGTGGATGTCGAGGGAAACAAGACAACCTTCAATGCGCCTCACTTGATCTACATTGCCAAGGGTAAGCGGCACTTCCTTACCGCGCTTGAAGACGACACTGTTGCTTCATGTCTGCACGCCCTGCGCACTGGTGAGCGGGAAGAAGATGTGCTCGACCCATCCATGATTCCTGCTGGGGTGGATAACCCATTGCAGGTGGGCTTAGCCAAACCTTTGTGATGTGCCTATTGGGACTGCACTCTTTGCTGCGACTACTGCGTTCCAGTTGGTCAAGGAAGGGTGTGCTCTTTACAAGGAAGTAAAGGGTGTAGCTGGAAACGTAAAGCAAATCTATGATGAAATCAATGGTCAGTTTGCTGGTAAGAAAGTTTCTAAGGAACAAGCTCAAAAGATTGAGGCGGAAAAGGCCCGTGTTGCGGAGGTAGCCAAAGCTAACCCGGATGAGGTCATCTTCAAAATCGGGGATGAACTCGGTAACATGTTTGATGCGTTTGATAGGCTTGAGACTTTGTTCTGGGAGCAAGAGCGGGAAGCCAAGAAAGTACAAGCAGCAGATGTTTCCTTGAAACGGATGGCGCTAAAGCGAATCCTAGTTAGGCAGAAGCTGCTGGCCATGCAGGTTGAGTTGCGGGAACAAATGGTGTACCACTCTCCTCCAGAGCTGGGCGCGTTGTGGACACAGTTTGAGGAAATGCGAGAGCAAATAGAGGAAGAGCAACGCGTTGCAAGGGAAAAGCAGGCACGAGAAGATGCCATCTTAGCTAGAGAGCATGCTGCCTTGATGGAGGAAGTTCGCGTGAAGTCCATGGACGCCGCGATAGCTTTAGTGGGGTTACTCTTTTTGGGATGGATATTGTGGCAGGTAAGAAACCAAGCGATAGCACGAGCGTCTTTCTGGCACACCTGATTGTTCTGGCGGTGCTCATTGTCGTGTTCGCCTTGTCTTTTATTGCATACGTTGAGACACTATGGATGAAGGACGAGATTAAGAAGGAAGCCCGCGAGTTGCGTAGGCTGAAAGAAGAAGTGAAGGAGAAGCTCAAGTGAAGTACGCCCTAGTGCTGTTGCTCCTGCTAGCTGGTTGTGAAGACCGCTACAGGTACCACTGCCAAGACCCCAAGCATTTCGCTGAGAAACGCTGCCAACGCCCTGACTGTCTTTTCACACAAGACTGCCCAGATTACCTCGTAGCCCCTATATTGGAGAAACAAATTGTCCAACAACCAGCACCAGCAGCGTCGTCTGACCGCTGAAGAATTTGAGACCCGCATCTGGGGTTTCGTCGTTATTGTTGTCACGCTAATTTTGGCTGGCATCGTTGCCTTCATGCTTTATAGCTTGGCCTTCGTGATTCAACCTTTGAAGTCCATGGCCCCTATGGACCAAGCCTTCGCCAAAATGCTCAATGACATTGTGCTGCTGGTCGTAGGCGGCATCGGTGGCGTCATGAGTCGTAAAGGCGTGCAAGCTGTCTCTGAGAAATTGGCTGCCGCACAGGTGCCACCCCCACAGCCCCAAGCCGTAGCGCCAAGTCCTAGCCCCGCGCCTACGGCTCAATCGGGCATGTTTGATTTCAACTTCGGTGGCTTTAAGAACCCTGAGCTGGATGAGACATGGCGTGCTCCGCCGCCACCCACAACACCACCTGACTTCATTGACCCTGCCGTAGAGGAAATCGCTCACGAGCGTGCAGCCGCTAAGCAGGAGGCAGCATGAACCCACAACTGATTTTGGGGGCCATCGTTTTGGCAATCGCCTCCTATTTCTACGGGCATCACTCCGGCTACGCTCAGAAGGAAACTGAAGACGCGCTGGAGATTGCTCGCCTCAATGGTGAGATGACCAAACAAAAGGACGCACAAGATGCTAAAGACAATGAAGTCAAACAAGAGTTTGAAACTAAGCTTTCTGGGATTATTGCTAGCCGCCCAAGGCTGTACATCCCCGTCACCCCCAAGAGTGGATGTTCCACCGCTACCGGCAACGATGGTAAAGAGAGAGCCGAACTTGACGGACAGACTGTTGAAGACCTTATCAGGCTCGTCGCCGAAGGAGACAGGGCCATCATCGAGCTCAACTCCTGCATCGACCGCTACAACCAAGTAAGGGAGACGCTAAGTGGTAACCGCTGAACAACTTAAAGCCCTGCACATCAATCCTGATCTGGCAGGCCCGCTCAACGAGACCTTTGAGCGGTTCAACATTTCTACCCCCCGGCAACAGGCGGCATTCCTTGGTCAGTGCGGGCATGAGTGCGGCAACTTCAAAATCTTTGAAGAGAACCTGAACTACCGTGCTGAGACCTTGATGAAACTGTGGCCTAAGCGCTTCCCCACGCTTGAGTTCGCCAAACAGTACGAGCGCAATCCGCGAAAAATCGCTAACAGCGTGTACTCGAACCGTATGGGCAACCGAGACGAAGCATCAGGCGACGGCTGGCGTTTCCGTGGCTCCGGAGCTTTGCAGCTCACTGGGCATGCGAACTTCTACCATGCAAGCAAAGCACTGGGCGTTGACTTTGTTGCCGACCCCGAGCTGGTGCGCACACCCAAATATGCTTTGTTAACCGCTGGCTGGTTCTGGAGCACGCACAACTGCAACGCATTGGCTGAGGCCGGTGATTGGGTTGCGCTGACCAAAAAGATTAACGGTGGCACGATTGGTCTAGATGATCGCGTGAAACATACTCAGTTAGCCTTAGGGTTAATTGGCCACGACACTGCACTTGCGTAAGCCACACACGGCCTTACAATGGGCCTGTGTTTAACCCCTCTGGAGAAGAAAAATGGCTTTAAGCTTTGAGAAATTTATGGAGTTGTCTGGTGCTGATTTGTGCGCTGGCAACATTATTGTTGGCATCATGGGAGACCGTAAAAAGGTCGGCTCATTGGGCGACGACGGTGTGTTCAATTTGAATGATGATGGTAAGGCACTGGCTGAAGAACTGGAAGCCCCTAAGACCGCCAAGGCTCCTAAGGCCAAGAAGGCTGACGCTGCTGACGCGCCTGCTGCTGAGTAACACGTAAGGGGGCGACATGCCAGTTTTGAAGATCGAAAACTTCTCGGGTATCTCGCCCCGTACAGGTTCAGCCCTGCTCGCTCCTAACCAAGCGCAGGTAGCCAGAAACGTAAAACTCCAATCAGGCGAGCTTCGCCCATGGCGTAAACCAGTATTTAAGTACCAGCCCGGGTTGAGCGATGCACGTTCAATCTACCGCTTGGAGAACTCCGCTACCGGTGGTTCAGCGTGGCTTGAGTTCGCTGTAGATACAGACGTTGTCCCCGGCCCCGTCGCGGACTCAACAGAATTTCGGGTGTATTACACAGATGGCGTAACACCAAAAAAGACAAATTGGAATTTGGCCACCACAAGCGGCGCTGGTACCAAGCCATTCCCAAACAAAGCTTACAACCTTGGTGTTCCTGCGCCAACGGTTGCCCCAACACTTACAGCTTCGACAGGTACCGCCGAGACCCGCGCTTACGTGTATACGTACATCAGCTCGTTTGGTGCTGTCCTTGAAGAGTCCGCTCCTAGTCCGGCAGCGTCAATTAGCCTTGCCACGACAACAACGACGGTCACTGTAGGCACATTCGGTACTGCCCCACTGGCTTCAGCAGGATACAACATCACAGCTATACGTGTGTATCGTTCAGTCACGAGCGCCTCGTCGGCTACATACTTATATGTGGGCGAGGTCACAGTTGACCCGGTCACCGGCGTGGCGTCGGGCTCGTTGTCTGACACAGTTCTCGCCGCGAACCTCGGCGTGCCGCTCAGTACGTTTTCATATACGCCACCACCTGATGGGCTTAAGGGCTTGATCTCCATGCCAAACGGCATCTTGGCAGGCTTTATTGGTAACGAGGTGTGGTTCTCTGAGCCTTATTTACCTCACGCTTGGCCAGTTGCATACATGATGACTGTGGGCGCTCCCATTGTCGGGCTTGGCACATTTGGTCAGTCACTTGTTGTTTGTACGACACAGACTCCATACATTATCACTGGCTCACAGCCGGGTGCCATGTCGCAAGAGCGAGTTCCTCTCCCAGAACCATGCGTTGCCAAGAAGTCCATTACATCTGACCAGTTCGGCGTACTTTATGCAAGTCCTAACGGGCTGGTGTCTATTGCCCCGGGCACTCAAGACGTCATCAGTCGTACGTTGTTTACTCGTGATGAGTGGCAAGCGTACGTGCCCTCCAACATGGTTGGGGTCATCTACCAGAACATGTATATTGCGTTCTACCAAGTGGGGGCTGAAAAATCGGCTCTTGTTATTATGCGTGGGGACTCCCCACCACTGGTAACACTTGACGTAGCCTCTCAAGCCGTGTTCGTAGCTCGCTCTACTGCTGAAGTGTTCTATGTGTCCCCCTTAGACAACGCTATCTATCAGCTTGACGCAGACCCTGTCAACAACACTTACTATGAGTGGTTGTCGAAGACCTTCATCTTGCCGGAGCCTACCAACTTTGCTATTGCAAAGGTACAGGCGAACTGGGACTACATGGATGACACTGACGCATACAACGAGTTGGTGGCAGAGATTACGGCCAGCAATCAGGCACTTTGGAGTTCGGGTGCCCCACTCAAGAGTACGCTGAACAGCGTGGTACTTAACGGCATGCAGGTAAATGGCAGCATTTTGGCCAACATCCCAACACAGGCTGAGACCCGTGTAGTGCAAGCGTTTGTGTACGCCAATGACACGTTGATCTCCGCGAATGGCTTCACGGGGCAAGACCCTGCCCGCTTGCCAGCTGGCAAGAAAGAATACATCTACGAGATCAAGCTGACTGGTAACGCGCCGCTGCGCTCCTTCGCTATGGCCACATCTATCGGTGAGCTGCGTCAGGTATGAGAAAGCCTTCTATCCCTCCAACCAGCATGCTGCCACTCGACATTGCCCGAGTGGTTGAGCCAATGAAGCAGAACATCGAGCTCTTGACAGGGTCTCGCCCCGGTGCAGTGTCTATTGACCCCCTGCCACCAACGGCCACATTAGCTGACTGCATCACACAACTGAATTTAATTCTTTCGCGTATCGAACACTCAGGTTAAACTACGGCCATGAAAAATCTGGTATATGGCCAAGACAAGCGGGTACGCGACTGGGTTGCTGAGCGAATCGGCGAGAACCTAGACGACGCGGAAGTGGCCATCGGAGTAGAAGAAGACGGTGAGCTAATTGCTGGTGTGGCATACAACATGTACACCGGGGCAGCCATCTGTATGAACGTAGCGGCGACACCCGGCAAACGCTGGACCACCAAAGAGTTTATGTATGCGTTCTTCGCTTACCCGTTTATCCAGCTCAAGTGCCGTCGTGTTACTGGGTTGGTTCGGGTTAGCAACAATGCAGCTAGAAAATTTGACGAGCATGTAGGGTTCATCCAAGAAGGGGTGATTCGAGAGGCGTTTGAGGACGGCGAAGACGCTATCTTGTACGGCATGCTCAAATCTGAATGTAGGTATTTAGGAGTTCATCATGGGTAAATCAACAGTCAGTGCTCCAGAAGCCGACCCAAACATTGGTATCGCGCAGCGCGAGCTGTCGGCGCTTGCTAAAGAACAGTGGAGCAAGTTCACTACTGATATCTATCCTGAGATGCTTAAGCAGTCGCAGCAGCAAGAGGCTCGCGCTGACGAGCAGTTTGCAATGACTAAAGAGGTCACACAAACTCAGCTTGGGCAAGCTAAAAAGGCATACCAGCGGTATGAAGAAGGCGCTATTCCAGCAATGGAGAAGCTGCGAGCTGACGCAGATCAATACAGTGAAGAAGGCTATCGGGAGCAACTCGCTCAAGGTGCTAAGGCTGACATCACTTCCGCAATGGAAAACCAGCGAGCTCAGCAAACTATGCGCCAACGTGCTTATGGTATTGACCCAACTTCCGGCACAGCGCAAATGGCTAGTGCAGGTGTTAGCTCTGGGCAAGCCCTGATGGAAGCTCAGGCGATGAATCAAACTCGTCAGGCGGCTAAAGACATCGGGCTGCAAAAACAAGCCAACGTGTACAACATGTATGCGGGCCTGCCAGCGCAAGGCAATGCGTCTACTGGCATCGCTCTCGGCTCTGCGGGTCAAGGTTTCCAAACAGGCCAAGCAGCTTTAAGTAACTTCGGCCAGACCGGCTCTGCACTCAATGCAGGGGCAAGCACAGCTGGGAATATGTGGAATAGCGTGGGGCAACTCGGCGTGGGGGCAACAAACGCGGCCAATCAGGCAGCGGCCACTCAAGCTTCTGCCGCAAACGCTAGCGCGGCTGGTATCGGCTCTGCTATTGGTACAGGCGCAGCGCTTTACTAAGATGCTGGCAGACTTGTTCTCCCGACATGATCGGGTCGCTCTTATGTTCTCTGGAGGGAAGGACTCGCTTGCATGCCTGTACTTCTGTCAGGAATACTTAGACCGACTCACTGTTGTGTGGGTCAACACAGGAGCTAACTTCCCTGAGATAGAAGAAGCTGTGGCGGCCTTGCGGGACAGGGTTCCCAGCTTCTTGGAGATTCGTTCAGATCAGCCATCGGCTATCGTTCGCAGCGGGTACCCAACTGATGTTCTCCCAGTGCAGTACACCACGATTGGGCAATCACACACGAAGGTCCGCCCCATCATGTTGCGCAGCTATATTGAGTGCTGCAATGAGAATATTTGGCAGCCAGCGCGGCTTGGGCTTGCTCAGCACGGCTTCACCGCTGTAATCCGTGGACAGCGCTTTGATGAGGCTCATAAAGCTCCAGTTCGCTCCGGCTTTACTGAGGACGGCGTCGAGTACGTGTTCCCGATTGAAGACTGGGATACTGCGCAGGTGCTCAACTTTTTAGCGTCCAAGGGCGTTGAAACAAACAACCGTCTCCAAATGGAGCACTCATCCCTCGACTGCTGGAACTGCACAGCATTCTGCGCAAACAGCGGGGAACGCCTAGCCTATATTAAGGCCAACCATCCAGAGAAGCACGCCCAAGTTGTGGCGCTGCTCAAACAGATTGATAATGCAGTAACTGAACAAATGAGTGGCGTACGCGCCTTGCTCGCGGAGGAAGATCATGGGATTTAATTTTGGTGCATTTGCAGGCGGCGCAGCTCAAGGCTACGTCAACACGTCCAAGACTATGTCGGACATTGAGTCTCAGAAGAAACGCGACGAGCTTGTTGCATTACAGACTAAAGAAGCCGAGCAAACTCTGCAAGGTAAAGAAGCTTTGCGCACTGCAATTGCACAGCAAGGTGGAGAGAAAACTTTTACTCCAAACTTTAGCGGTACCGGTGGTATGGACACAAATGATGTGGCTCCTACACCCGTGAAGATGTCGTCTACGGAACGTATGGGCAACATCGGCGAGCGAGCCATTGCTGCTGGCGCAGACCCTATGGCTGTTATGCAATACAAGAACGCAGCTCGCCAAGACATCAGCGCTGACTCTGCTCAAAAAGTGTTCGATTGGATGCAAGGTTCCAACAAAGCTGTGGCGGAAAAGGGACTGGTTGCCGCCGCCGAAGAGTATCTGATTCCTCAGTACAACAGCAACAAAGGGTTGATGAACGACGGTATGACTGCCAAAGTAGTCAGCACCAAGGCAGGCCCAATCGTTCAGTTCGCAGACGCCAAGGGCAATGTACAAAACAACATGACGAAACCATTGACCCTAGAGACATTTGGTCAAGCGCGTGATCTAGTGGGCTCTTCTATGTTGATGGCGTCTGGCCCAGAGCACTTCTATAAAGGGCAAGAGCTGGGCCTCAAAGTCAAAGAGCTCGGCCTCAAGGGCAAAGAACTCGACGCAAAAATTCCGCTGTACAAAGCGCAAGCAGGATTGGCTAGCGCCCACACCGGTGTGTATAACAACATGCTCGATACGGCAAAGACCAACAAAGAGGCTGGTGCGGCCATGAAACCGTACCTCGATGAGTTCGCTGCGTTGTCTGAGGAAGACCAACTGGGCGCAAAAGGCCAAGCTGTGCTGCTGAAAGGCGCTACCGCTGGTGCATCTAAGTCTAAGGACTTGGCCGGTGTCGTTACTATGCTGCGTAAGCCAGACCGCGCTGCTGTGTCAGCCGAACAAGAGAAAGCTGCGTACGCTGCGTACAACGAAGCCAACACACCTGAGCAGATCAAAGCAGTCAAGGCTAAGTACCCTGATGTATTCGGCAAGTCAGCTTTGGATAAGGCTATTGAAGAGCGGGCTAAAAACAACAAACCTGCTACAGAGCCAGCTGCTGCGCAAGCAACTTCCGCCATTCCTGCGGAGCAAAAGTTCATTCGCACTAAGACAAATCGAGGTGCTTTTGTCTATACTCCTAGCCCTAGAGGCCAGACTAAGGCACAATGGGAAGCAATGGATGCTAAGAAATCAAGTGCCTCCGAATGACCTAACAGCGAAGAATACACATGGCCACGCTAGACCAACTCCGTTCCCTATTTCCTGACGCGCAATCAGATTCCGACGTCATCAAAAAAGCAGCAACGGAGTTTGGAATTGACCCTATGGAGATTGCCTCCGAGCTGGGTGTCAAAATCAGCACGCCCGGTTTTACAACCAGTATTAAGCGCGGCCTCGGTCAAGTCCAATCGGCCCTTGGTTCCACTGCACGCGACTTAGGTGCAGACCGCGCAGGCCGTGCGCTTGAATCTTATGGTGAAGACGTTGCCTTCCGCAACCCTGCTGCTGTCAACACAGTCGGCGAGGCTCTGAGCAGCCCATGGCAGACAACCAAAGAAGCTCTTGGTGAGCTCGTACCCCAAGTCGGTGTATCCGGAGCTACCGCTTTAGGTGGCCGCGCTATTGGTGGTTTAGCTGGTGCGGCTCTCGGCCCTGCTGGTGTTGTTGCAGGCCAAACTATTGGTGGTGCTGCTGGCGCATACCTCGGCAACCTAGCCCAAGAATACGGCGGTATCCGCGCTGAACAACGTGAATCTGGCCGTGAAGACAAGACCCGCGCATTAGCCACTGGTGGCGCTGCGGCTGCGCTTGATACAGCCTTTGGTGCTGAACGCCTCGTCAACAAAATCGGCAACAAGGGGTTGAACTTCCTCTCTCGTGAGGCTGGTGAGAAGCTTGCCCCACACGTACTCAAACAGACCGCCCTTGGTATCGCTGGCGAAGCTGGTACAGAAGCTGCCCAGACTGCACTGGAGCGCACAGGTGCGTTCAAAGATTTAGCAAGCGACGATGCTCTTAACGAGTACGGCATGGCTGCTATCAAAGGCGGTATTGGCGGCGGTGCTATCCGTGGCGGCATGAGCCTGTTCGCTGGCCAGCGCCCAGCTGAAACTGGCGGCAATGATGTTGCCCAAGCGTTCACGCAAAAAGACGCCACCCAGCCTGACATCACCACACAGCAGTTCCAAGCTCCTGTCGCTCCAGCGCCTGCCATGCGCGAGCAGATCACGGAAGACGGTGAGATCATTCAAGTGCCAGTAGCGGGCGACGTTATTCGTGTCCCTAGTAACGCCGGTTGGCAGACTCCCGCAGTGGCCGGTGGCCAGACTGAGATTGCTCAGGCCCAACAACAAGCACAGCAGCAAGCCGTTCAGCAGCAAGCCCAAGCCCAGCAGGAGCAAGCCGCTGACCAAGCAGCGCAGCAATTCGGCGTGGTTAACCCAGCCACCCCAGCAGTGGGTAGCGTGTTCGGCCAGAAGGTCTACGGCAAGAACATTCCAGCAGTGGCTAATGCCATCGCTACGTTCACAGCCCAGATGCCACCTCAGCAGGTGCAACTTGCACAGGCCATCACACAGGCAAACGCTTTGACTGGCGGTAAGCTCATCAGCTTCCAATTCAATGCCAACAACGTCATGGCTTCAGTTGAGCAAGGACTCAAGGCCGTAGGCAAAGTTGCCACCAAGTTACAAATCGACCAAGCAGAAACAGTGGAAGAAGCCG